TTCATCCTTCTCTTTATAAGAGACAGAAAATGAAACAGACTAAAGTTCCTATTGCAACTAAACCAGCACTAACAACTTTTCCTGGCTCCATGTATAATGACCATGGCGGTGATGATACTGTTGTTGGTGTGGATGAAGATGGCGCAGAAATTAAAAAGTTTGTTGAAAAAATTGAAAAACGTACTACTTGGGATGAACCTGACCCCAAGTCAGCAGGTGTTACAGAATATCCATATAATCATGTTCATGAAAGTGAATCAGGACATGTGATTGAGATTGATGATACGCCTGGCAACGAAAGACTTCACACATATCATAATTCTGGTACGTTTGAAGAAATTCATCCAGACGGAACTAAGGTTACAAAGGTTGTTAAAGACAACTATGAAATTATAGCTGGTGATAATAATATCTTTATAGGTAAAAGAACAGAAACTAGAAATGCAGGCACACTTGAAGAATATACAGAAACAGTTGGTGGTAATCTTAATATAACTATTGAAGGCAATGTACGTCAACTGGTTAAAGGCGATTATCATCTAGAAGTAGAAGGTGACTATTCTCAAAAGATACATAAAAACTTTTATAGTAAGATAGGGGCTAGAGGTTTAGATAGCGGTGGTGGTAATCTTGAGGAAGAGATTACAGGAAATCATGCTTATAATATTGAAGGTAATCAGAATGGGCGTATCAATAAAGATGTAGATACTGTTATAAACGGAAAAGAAAGTAGAATAATAGGAAAGCAATCTGATTTGTTTGTTACAGGAGATAATGATACAGAAAGTAAAACCTACAAAAAAGGATATACTGTATCGACTGACCAAAGAATGCTTTATATATCTATGGAAGATTTTGCAATAATTACTACATCTGGCATCGTTGCTATACAATCAGCAGATAAATTAAATTTAAAATCTGCTTCTGATATGACAATCAAATCAGAAACTAAAATAACAGAAACAGCAATTACTACAATTAATACAACTGCTGGAACTGTATACACAATTCAGTCTGGTGGTGGTTCACCAACTGCTACGAACAAGGTTGACATTAATCCATAAGGAGAAATCATGGCAGGAGTACATAGAAATGGAGATTCACGATCATGTGGAGCAACTACAGTGGTTTCTACGAATACCACAGTGTTTGCAAATGGTCAACTCGTTTCTGTAAATGGAAATGCTAATTCTCATGGTGGAGGAGCCTTGTCTGCTTCCAGTGCTCATTTTTATTGTCATGATACTTTAGTTGTTGATAATGGAGATGGGGCAGCTGCAGATAGTTTATGTCCTTCTGCTGGTGGGGCTCATTGTGGGCCTTCTGCTTCATCAGCATCAACGAATGTTTTTGTGGGGAATTAGAATGGCGACTTTAGGTATACCAAATTTATGCGGTGCAAATCCAAATCAAGAAAATCTTTTGAATAAGATTAACGAGCTTGCAGACAATGTTATATCCAATTTAAATGCTGACGCTTCTGCAACTGCGGCCGCAGTTCAAGAAAAGTTGGATGAAGGCCTTGCTGAATTAAAAAAACTAGTGCCAGAAATACCTTCACTTCCATCTACTAATTTACAAGCAGAACTAACAAGTCTTTTGGCTTTATCACCAACATCTTTAACATATGCTGCTTCTTTAGCAAAAATAACTACTGACTTTGACGATGCACTAGCAAAGAAAGGATTATCTTTAGATACCCTTTTAAAAGACGGTCTTGCAAAAATTGCTGGTGGTGGTGACTTATGTGGTATTGTTCCTAATTTAGAAATAGAATCAGGTTCAACAGAAGTTAAGGAAACTGCTGGAACAGCAGGACAAGCTGATACTGCGCCTGAAGCGGAGGTTGCCTCAGTGGTTGCGACTGCACTAGCAGTTACTAGTGCGGCAAACGTAGCGTTGGCAACAAGAAAAGATGAAGTTGCTTCTCTTGCTAAAACTTCCCTTGGAGAAATAGGAAAGCTTATTGGAACTATAGATAGAACTCATGGAACTGTAAGTCCAGAGATAAGAACTAAATTAAGAGAAATGGATGCAGAAGTAACACTCCAAAAAGCAATAAAGAATATAGTATCACCAGCAGAAACTAGACAAACAAATTATACTGATGTTGTAAGTAATTTAGAACCCAAAGCAGTAACAGGTGCAGATAATACTGGTACTAATGTTGCTCCAACACAGGATATAAATGCAGATGACCCAAATGTAGATTTAAAAAAGAAGGTGTTATTAAATATTGAAAAAGCGTATGCAAAATGGAACGCAGAAAGTGGCCGAGAGTCAATGAGCAAAGTTTGGAAATCAGCAAATAAAGGATATCCACATAATATTGTGCCTGGCTCCAATAAAACAAAAATGTATCAAAAACCAACAAAAAAATATGATACCAAAGATAAAACAGGTGGATTTAGGTATGAAAATGTTACTGATTTAACTATGGATTTTACATTTCAAGGCAGAACATACCCAAATATAACTTTCCATCTGGCTTTTAGAACTTCTATAGATATGATAAAAATTGTTAACGATGAGCGAAGAATGTTTAAACGACATTTAGAATCGGGTGGCAATCCAACGGAAATAATACCAGCTGTTGCTTCTTATACTGACCATACTGTTCCAGATGCTACAGAGGGTTTTAAAGCATTAGCTAAGTTTATGAAAGACAATATGACTGTGCCTGTAAAGGTTCCCGAAGAAGAAGTTGCAAAAGAAGTCATACCAAAACCTCCTGTGAAAAAACAATTGGACAGAGCATCTGCACGCCGACTTTATCTCTATAATAGAAACAAGAAGAGAAAAGAAATAATTGCAGAATATGAAGAACAATATAGTGACGTTGGTTTGAAAGTTAGATCATTTACGACAAGAGGCGCTGGAGCGCACATAGCAGTAGTGAGGTTAGGGAAGGATTGGGGTGGTGCAATTGGTTCTGCTAATAAATCAACTCTTGATAAAGCTATAGAAGCAGCTGTGGCTGACGCTAAAAGAAATTATAACCAAACGGCAAGTGGTGCCTAGTTGTATAAATACTTAAAAAGGAATATAAATGCAAGTAACACACTCAGCTTTTACAGACGCACAGCAGACAAATGAGTCTAATCGTAGTGCTCAGGTATATTCCGACTTAGACCTCTTCTTTACGAGAAAAGACACTAAAGATGTTAATATTTTAAAAGATATTCAATCAGTTAAGCGTTCTGTTCGTAATCTTGTGTTAATGAATCATTATGAAAAACCTTTTCATCCAGAGATTGGCTCTGGTATTCGTGAAATGTTATTTGAAAATATGAATCCTATCACAGCAAATATTCTTGCTGCAAAGGTAGAAGAAGTTATTAACAACTATGAACCTAGAGCTCTTTTAGAAGGAGTTACAGCAGCGCCCAATTTTGATAATAATTCATATAAACTAACAGTTCAATTTACAGTTATTAATATTCCAACAGACTTACAAGAAGTTGAAGTCTTTCTAGAGAGATTACGATAATGGCAGAGAATACCAAAAGAATGGATATATCAGAACTTGACTTTGATAATATCAAAGATAATCTTAAAACATTTTTAAAGGCTCAAGATACTTTTAAGGACTATGACTTTGAGGGTTCTGGTATGAATATTCTTTTAGATGTTCTTGCCTATAACACTCATTACCAATCATTTAATGCAAATATGTTAGGGAACGAAATGTTCCTAGACAGTTCATCTTTACGCTCCAGTGCAGTATCACATGCAAAGACTTTAGGATATGAAGTCCGTTCTGCAACGGCTTCTTATGCAACTGTCAATGTTACTTTAAATAGTCACTCTTCAACAACAGCAACAATGCCTGCTGGTACTAAATTTACAACTACATTGGATGGAACTACATATCAGTTTGTTACAAAACAAGATTATACATCGACACTTTCTGCTGGAGACATAGTATTTAATGATGTTGATATTTGTGAAGGTTCTTATATTAAAACCAGATACACAGTTGATAATAACAATGTTAATCAAAGATTTCTATTAGAAGATGCACGAACAGATACCACTACTCTTAAAGTTGAGGTACAAACTTCTTCTGGTGATTCTACAACAACAACATATACAAAAGCAACAGATATTACTCAACTAACAGGAAGTAGTGAGGTTTACTATTTACAAGAAGTAGAAAGTGGAAAACAGGAGGTTTACTTTGGAGATGGAGTTGTAAGTAAAGCTTTAACAAATGGCA